ATTGCTTGTTACAGCCAATCATAAATTTGTGAGCAAATGGCTCACCACATCAAAAGAACACAGAAAATCCTGAAACAGCAGCTTCTGTGAACGTAACAACGGGCACTTGTCGAAAACAAGTAGCTCTGATGTCGGCACCCCACGAATAGTACCAGATTGAACCCAACTCACCTGCATCATTAGAATTAGGAGTGTAAAACAATCTGGAAACCTGCTTCGCTGCGGTTGCCGGTGCACTGACGTAACTTCGGAGAAACTTTTGGTTTCCGTAATACGGCAGGCGAAATTCTGACCCAAACCCGGGGCCTGTATAAGTAACGGGGTTCATTGTTGCGAGAAAAGGTGTGGTTGTGTATGTGCCGCGCGAAGCACCAACATAGCCACCATCACTACCACTCAAAAGGACTTTCCAACGTTCACTAAACGTCAATCCATAAAACAACGCGCGGTAGTGTCCTTGCCAGGTCCAGACATTAACAAAAGAATTCGCAACAGAAGACTGAGGTGTAGGGAAAGGGCAAGGAATTTGGTAATGAAGCGTAGGAGAAATATTTGCAGCACACATCTTAGATGGCTTTTGCAAGAGTTCTCTACAAGATTTCACCTTTTCACCAAAGAACACTAAATCAGAAGGAAACTCGCCAGAACTTGGAACTAACTCCATCACTTCTTCGCTAGTAGCAGTGGAATCATCATCACCGATGGCTCCTTGCAATTTAGTGTTTGCCTGAATCACATATTCAAGCATACTAGAACCAGCTGCATTACGAAACATAATTGTGTCGCGAGGGACTGCAAACTCCATATTTGACTTGGCCCTCGCGAACACAAAAATTGACGTGCCTGCGGTAGCACTGGAAGAAGTTAATGGATTAATAACACGGAATTGTAAAGTTCCATTGCAATCACCAACAGGAATAATTGAAAGTGCATCCGAGACTAAAGTGCAGTTGAGAAAAGGCTTCTCCCTTGCGTAACCAACCGAAATGGTCTTCATTGGTCCAGCGGCTACATCAAAAATAGCGTTGTAACTAACATTTGTGACATCATCAGCTGCTGTACTCCCCTGGGGTGTCCAAAACACCTGCAGCTTGCCTCTGTGTGTAGTAGCAACTGGAATCACAATCATATATTCCATGTCACCTCTCCAATACGTAAATGGCAGTCCTGCATAACCAGCAGTGGTCAAATAAACACTAGTTCCATTACTAGTACAATAAAATGGACTCACATAAACTGCTCCAAGATCATCTTGGCTGGCAGCTGTAGTAGGCCACGACATTGTTTTAACTAACGTCCAACGGGGAAACAATTCAGCAAAAGATAAACAATCACTCGGTCCGTAAGGTCCATTAAGACTTGGATCAATCGAGATTTCACTCTGGAGAGACAATGAAGCTGAAAAACCAGCATCATCTCCTTCCGTATGAGCAACATTACCAATTGACCTAGAAATAAAATACTTGGGTGTTTCCTCATTTTGATAGACAGTAAATCCAAACCAACTCAGAACAGACTCCGCACCACGAGCTACAGCACCTGCTGTTGAAGCAAATGCTCCAATAACAGGAAGAGCAGAGGCGCTCTCTGCTACATCAGCAATCGCACCCATCATCTTTGAGCCCTTGCCTTCACTAATCTTACTGTGAAGATTAGGAGCAAGACGCTTAAGTGCATCGTTAGCTACAAGTTTTTGCTTTCCTTGAAAGCGTGGTACAGCCAAGGCATAATCATCAAGCATATTAGCATACACTTGGACTCTTCCTGTCGTAACTCCTCCTGACACACTTGTCGCTAAAGCACGAAGTGTACGCAGGTAAACGGCCCACGCTTGAATAGGAGTATCTGAACCAGCACCTGGTAAGGCCCAGTAATCAGAACTTCCTAAAAAAGGTAATTGCAAAACAACACTGTTACTTTCTGAACAATTGATCATCGCACAATGATCACCTTGCAAGACATTAACCGTTGTCAAACCAGCAGCAACAGCCGTTTCACCAGCAGTCAAAACTCCTCCATCAGGCATTCCCGTGACAGTATAGAGACCATAAGCCATTCCAGGTACAGTAGTAACTAAAACGACTTGAAGAGTACTCCTCATGTACGAAAAATTTTGTAACTTGGCAGCAACTAGGGGATTCGCTAAATACAAAGCCCACGGGTCAAATGACAAAACATCTGAGCCTGGAACATCTGCATTTGAAATTGCTACATCAGCAATTAAAGTTGCACGAGTTAAGACAGCATTTAAATCAGTACTAGGTACGTTTTGAAGGTACTTAGCACTGCCCACCATATGATCTTGAACCATACTGGCAGAAGTTGAAATTGTTCCCACACTGTGTGTGAGAGTAGTACCAGCATCTGTGGCACTTGGATCGAATTTCGACCCATTCGCAAAACTAACGTTCGACATTTTTCCTTGAAAAAGGGTTTCCGTGATTTCGAGTCGCTCGACTGGTTCACGAAGGGACCAGGTTTGGTAATTCCCTAATTTCGCTTCTTCAAGTCTCTCATCAAAAGACTTAACTACGTAATAGGGATTTGTTGTCAGCCCTAGCTTTTCAGCAGCGGGCACCAAAGCAGACAACATTTCATCATAAAATCCACGCCCATGGTAAAGGGCTTCACGAAAGAATTCAGAAAGAACAACAGCTGAGTGATCTGCATCACCCAATGTTGAATCCTTCTTCATCATAAGCATTCTAGCCATAGAATACTTCGACAATTTGGCAACATAACCTTGAATTCCATCGAGTTTGACAAAATCACGTTTCAAGAAACTAATTTCCGAAACATTCTTCTGCCTCATCTTCCCTTCTTTCGAAGCATCTGTCATCACAATTCCAATCTCCTTCTCCCAAATTTCTTCATAATTTGGTGCAGGGTCTTCAGACATTGCTTTGACATTGTCATCACCATACGTCGCCAACGCTACATTCTTCCTAAAAGTTAAACTAGCATCAAATTCGTGTATTGGTTCAGAAAACACATTCGCAAACCAATCCTCGACTTTCTTCCTGTCGCCATCAAAACCATGAGAGCGGTAATAAACATACCTTTCACCAATTGACACTAATAGGCCATTCAACTCGACAGTCCAGTCCCCACCTGAGGGATTCTGGGCAACATTAAACAAATCATTCTTAATGCTGTAGACAATGTAATTCATCGACTTAGCTAAATTAAAATTTTCGAAAGGACTCACTCCAATCGAAGCACTAATAACAAAAATTGCAATCGCAACATACTCGAAGCAAACATCGCTCCAAGATTTGTCCATCGCTTTTGCATCAGCATCAAACAAACGAGTTAAATCAGGAGAAACGAGACGCATGAAGTCAAGAACTTTATTACATTCTGAAGACGTCATGTTAATACCAACAGCACTTTCGAAAAATTGGAAGTTAGCTCGCATAAATGACTTCCACGCGGCTCCATGCTTCTTCATTACAAGATTCATAGCAGCTGGCAAAACATTAAATACACGAGGGTGCTTCTTGGAGTACTTGAGTGGCTCATCTTTCAAAGCACACACACACAATACAACAGGGATGTCACCTTCTGCTAAAATTTCCTCTAAACGATCAAACATATTCCAAATTTCAGGACTAGCATACGACCCATCAATTGAATCTAAGAAGAAATGAGATCGCTTCCCACCTTTCAAAGGTGGGCCAGCCGAAGTCTTCATATTAATCGCATTAATATAAGACCCAGGAATTCCTGTCAACATTTGCTCTTCAGACAAAACTGCATAACCGGTACGGTCCAACAAATCAATTCCATTGACATAGTCATAAACAGCTAATTTCATAAAGAACGCATCGGGAACTTGTTTGTTTTGTGTAACGAACATGTTAGTCCATGCAGAGTCCCAAACTCCATTGGACATTTCACCTCTAAACTGAGGAATTTTCCAATAATCCGGACGTTCACAAAGACGGTCAATCACTGGCTTAACTTCAGGATACAAAATTGAAAGTGTAACTTTTGATTTCATAGTTGAATTAGGCAAGGGCGGCTTCATTTCACCAAAAGGATGAAAAGAGACCCCTGACTGACTGTGAGCAGCCCAAATCTCCGAGTACTTACCAAACCTACCAGTCTGTAAATCCTCCGGAATCTTCGTGAACGTTGAAAGGACAGTTGTACCACCTTGAAATTGTGTTCCAACCTGTCTAAACAACACCTCCAACTCTCGTACACTCAACAGAGCTGCGACAGACTGAGATGTTTCACCAAAAAATGTTGTGAGAGAGTCCAATGCAATATGCATCCCGACAATCTTCCAAGCACCATTGTGGCACCCTACATAAAGAGAACCACATTCACCATCAGCAGTAACAGCATTTGTTGAAATAACAGTGGAACCATTGTCCCATTTTCTAATGTAACTTTTCTGTGGGGTGTGTTTCAATCCATTAGCATAGATGCGCATAGCATCAAACTGTTGAATTGAAGCATCTTCCGTATACCACATCTTTTTTACGAGAGAGCAGCATAACTTCAGTCCAGGAACTCGTAATAAACTCATTTCTGGATTCGAAGGGAAAACTTTAACACTAGCCATACCTACAACAAAACTAAGGTTAACTCCATTCTGGGTTACAGTGATATCACTACCAAACTTGGTTAAGTGAGTTGGTACTGCAATCCAACCAGGAGCCATTACAAAAGCGTGCATGTCAAGACGTTTACCATCTTTAAACGATGCAACAGATACATAACACTCCTCGATAGACTTTTCTAAATCCTCTAAAGTGTACGTAGCTGTTCCAAAACTAGCAGGAACACCAGGCTTAAACTTCTGGTCCGCGCGTTGCCAATCCGTTGGGATTGGTGCATTTGCAGAAACATTTCCTTCACGACCTTGAAATTCATTCGAGACTTTAGAAGTAATATGTTCAACTAATGCAAACAACTTGTTCAAAGCATAAATTCCTACACATCCAACAACAAACGCAGCAGTAACTTCAACCCACCCAATGGGTTGAATACCGAAGTGCTCCTCAAGAGCATACTTGGCATTTCCAATTCGATACTTAAGCTTAGTAGCTTTAGACTGAACCGGAACAACACCTTGTACTTCATCAAATGTTGGAAAACCAACAAACAGATCTGGAAGAACATACAAATACTCTTGAAGGTTAAAATCCCTGTTATGCATTTCCAACAAATCTAACAATGCTGGGAATCCTTCATTTTCATGAATATAGATAGCCAAATTGAGCATCTGTTGATACTCACGCAGGTTACGAATTCTAACCTCAAACCTCTTCGTGAGGTGAAAAACAGCCAAGACTTGATAAGCCCAGCACATAGGTTCCAATTCTGTTGACACACGACTTTCTGGAGGTGTTGGTTCTGGTTGAGGTGGAACAGGTTGTTCCGCTTCAGCCCGTGACCAAATCGCACCTTGCAATTCAGTACACGTAACACATCCACAAGTCTTGTCAGACGGTAATCCACACGTGGGACACCACGCTTTCATAGTAGTACGTCGTTGAATATTCTTAGTTTCTCTTAAAAGATGGGCTGCAAAAGCAGCTTGAGCTTTCTTGAGAAATTGAGAGAAGGACATTACAACCGGGTCAGTTTTAAACTGATCCGGTTGCGTACTAGGTTTGTACTCACTGACATGTAACTCATACATATCATGTGTTGTGGAATCAGACGCTTTCGTCGCATCCAACAATCCTCCTTCCTTCGCAAATTCAGGCTTAACCCTAACTTCAACATAGAACCCAAATCGCCTGTAAAAAGCGTGTGGCTCTAATGAATTTTCAACAGCTCGACCATCTTGAAAGTTGGTTGCGTAAAAAAGTCCTGAGGGACACGCAAAAACCTTACCTTTCATCGACAAATCTGCCTGCTCAATAGGACAGGGCTTGTTGTTAACTAAATTAATAACATTTTCAACATGCGTCGGCACTCCAGCAGCTGGAGCAGCAACACCTGCATCAACATCATCCATCACAATCCAACTGTGAGTGTGATTCAGACCATCCTGAAAATTCACACCGACTTGCCACAAATGTGTGGACTTACCGTCACAAGGAATTGAATTTAAATGTCCTAAAGCTTGAATAACTTGTTGAATCAAATTAGTCTTACCAACACCAGGAGGGCCATAAAAAAAGAAACCCATAGGGGCAACTCTTTCACCACGGCTACCATTAGACATACGAATCGTATCAGTAAATTGCACAAGACGCGCCTGTGCAACACTAATCGTTTTAGCAACTTCTGGGTGACCTTGGTAATAATCCTTAATTCGTGAACCTTGTTCGATGTGTTCATCACAACAAAGCAAGTAGTCATCAATCGATTTTGGAGTGACCCAAAAAGACGGAATAAAACCTAAATCACGATAGCCAGCCAATTCTTTAAGGATTGTTGGACTAGTTCCACTTGTGGTGAGAGCAACATAATACCTTTCATACGATTGCGCATAGCGCAACCAGACTGAGGCATCCCATTTCTCTCCCCACAAAGGGCTCATAGACTTAGTTCTGACACACTCTTTCAAGCGGCCAAGAATGTCACCAATCCACGCAAACAAGTGTTTTGCAATACTTGTTGCAGACTCCTTACCAATAGCACGTTTCGTCTCTTTGACTAAATCAAAAATCAAAGGACCAACAATGCTAAACATGCTTTCCTTAACTTCTTTCAACATAGCTAAGATAGTACTAGAAACAACAACCTCCCAGAAACTACCGAGAGAATCTTTAATCGCTAAAAACACATTCTCAAATGTGCCTTGAAACATACTAACACCTGCCAAAGCATTGGAAATCTTATTTCCAACATAGTTAAAAATCTTAGGGTCACTAGAAACAAATAAAGTGACAACAGCCGAGACATTCTTCCAATCCTTGGAAGTCAATAACGACACGATAAAACTAACAATTCTAGCAGACATACGCACCATTGATTCTCCCATGGGAATGGGCGAAGCAAAAATACTAGTAATACTACTAACGTCAAAAGATAAGCGTACATTGGTGTCAACCGTCATAGGACGATCAACACCATCAGCATCAGAAAACGTATGAGCCACGGCTAATCGACGTGGACACAAATTTCCTTGAAACCTGGTGGAAACAAGTACTTTGTTAACACTAGGGGGCATAATCTTTTCATTGATAGCAGACTGTAGCGTAGCGACATCAACTGTCACATCACCTGATAAAGCACTCAACAAACGCCTATAAATAGGCCCATGACGCTTAAACAAGGGTTCAAATGCAACAGCTTTGTCAACAGAGTCAACCTTGACATCACCAATCATAAAATAATTGTAATTCGACATAAGCTTTTGATCAGTAAAGTGACCAAGAGTCAAACCGAATCCACCCTGCTTACCTTCTGAATTGAAATCCTCAACATACACCTCAGCTTTCTGAAGCAACTGATCAGCAACACGCTGATTCATCGCACCTGATTCAAAAAACAGAGCCCTACAAGCACTATTACCAGTAACAACTTGTGTCAACTTAGCAATAGACCTGTATAAATAAGCAGCCTTTCCAAGACACCATGCATGGAAAGTTCTTTTTGAATAACGAGTTGGCTTTGTAGTAGGCAAAGCTCCTTGGCGGTTTGGGATAACCCAAACCTTAGCAACTTCTCCTAAATCAAAATGACTACGAACTTTCGCTGCCTTAGCAGACAACGAAGGCTTTTCATCAGAATACAAATTAACTTCAGAGTGCCTATCTCTAGCACTCAGCTTGAATGGATTGATAGGCGCTTCCCTAACCTCACATTTACGAATCTTGGTCACCAAAAACTTTGGATAACCTTTAGATTCTAAATCCTCATCTGAGACTCCATCCATAGTGGCAATCTCACGAACTTGCTCAATAGTCATATTACTATGATATTGTGGCACAAATGCTTTAGAAACAATACTCAATTGTTTTTTAGGCTTAACCTCATCTAACACGAGGGAGGCTGCAAAATCAGCAACCTCACTAGCAGAAAATTGTAAGTTCTCTGCATCAACACCATCATCTACTTCTTCCACAGAAGAACAGTCAGGAGAATCTTCTTCTGACTCGACTCTGGTAAGTACCATCCGTTCCTTCTTTGTCGATTCCGCTCTGGGTGAATGCCTCAATCGCCTGACCGGTGATGTGCCCCTTGAC